AAGATTTGCTACCACAGGGCTTAGTGTTGAAAAGTTTAACCAATTGCCTTCAATTATTATTTTAGCACTAGTTGTAGCTTCATTTACATTCCATGATACAATAGCGCTATAGCTAAGTTCTTCATAGTCTGAACCTATATTGTTAGCTAAAAAAGCAAAAACAGTATTAGAAAACTCATCATCAAATACACCTACAACTTGAAGACCTGTTTGACCTGTAATAGTGTTAAAGTCTATAACCTCTAAATTACCTCTAACGGTTTGAGCAGTACCAACATCTTCACCGTCTGAATTATTGACCGTTATGTTGACACCATTTCTATATTCTCCATTAGGTATTAATCTATTGTCGAGATCTTTATTCATCTTCGACTTTAAGAAACTATTTTTTACTTTAGCCATTTAATTTTAGTGTTTAATCCATTTAGACTTACCTCTCATTACTTGAGTAATTTCCTCGGTCTTAATGTTAGATAATCTTATTTTTGCATTTCTTAATTTAGCAGATCTTTCTCTTCTAAGTCTTTGAACCACGTACTCCGGTTGATTAGCACGTGTAGATATCACAGCGTGTAATATGTGCGCGTATAAAGCCTCTTCTGCCATTTTAGGTATTCTAGTATCTGTGTCATACGCTAAGCCGTCAGAGACGTACTCTAGCACGATTAGACGATTAACTAAATGACTAGAAAAAGACATTTTGCCTTCTCGTTCGTTTAGATTGAAATAACCGTTCATATTAGCGTACTGGGGTTCTAAACCGTATAGTTGACCAAAGTTTTGGTAATTAATCCACTCACCGTTTTGATTCCAATTTAAGGAAAAATCATTTACACCTGTTAAGTTGTTATTTAGTAAATCGCCATTACTATTACTATGCCATCTTTCTTGAGTGATCGATGTACCTTCAATGTCCGATCCAAAGTTATCTTGAGTAGGAACTCCAGCACTATCTTGTATTTGAGTATAGTAAGGACTTGTGGTTAAATTGTTTGTAGGATAAATAGGATGTAAAACACCGGTTTGATCTACCCAAGAGCATTTAACGTAATTAACATAGTCTTGAGGTAGTGCTAAAGTTAGACTAGCTGGTATTGTTAGTTCAGCTGATTTAATACTCTTCAATGTATCATAACTAAACTCTTGTAAACCTCTTTTAGCAAAGAACAATATATCTGATTTCTTAGCTTTTTGAATTAACTTGCCTTCACCTACATAACCAACCATAAAGTTGTTTATAGCATCGTGTAAAGTTATATATGAATAACCTCCGTAGTTATCTTCAACTACCTGTCCATAGGCTTTTTCACTTTCTGTACTGCCATATAACCCACCATCTAGTTTCTTTAATTGAACAACTATATACAAACCAGTTGCTGGAGCTGCTAAAAAAGTTATTGCATTGTCTACAATAGAAAATTCCGTTACATACTCTGCGTAAGAACCTGGTAATCCAGTTGAACTAGTGTATAGTTTAAAGTTATTTAAAGCGTAGTTAATATTATTAGGATCGAAGCTACCTAAAATTAAGCTTGTATCAAATGTAGTTTTAAAAGCTACTGTAGCATTATCACCTCTAAAGCCTTGAGCTCCTTGATAATATTGTTGATTTGTTTCAGTTATTAAACTCATTTATTAGCTTTTTTCGTTAATTTCCATTTGTTGAGCTTCTTGTGAAGCTGCTTGAATTATTGTTGGATCGTTTATAACTATTCCAAAATACTTTAATATATCTAGTATTAATAGAGTTTGCTCTGATCCGTCTAGTTGAAAGTCAGTAGATCCATTTGGATTGTAAACATATTGACCTAATCCTCCGACTGTAAAATTCCAGTTAGGAGGCGTAGGAGTTACTAATGCATTTACTGTTATAGTGTTTGGAGTTGGGGTTACTTTTAATAATAAGCTACCAGCTGTGTTTGTAGTGAAGAATAAAGGATTTTTATTATCTGGAGCTGTAAGTTTTGATCTTGAAATTTTATTAAAATCTGACTTACTAACCAGCTGTGTTATAGAAGCTAAGCTAGGATTAATGCTAGTGTAGTTAGATACAACTTCCCCTATTTTATACAATACATCAGTTGCAGGAGTTGTTTGTGAAAAACCACCTGTAACTGCGCTGTATGTGAAAGGTACTTCCTCTTCAAAAGGATGTAGTTTATATGAAATATCTTTAAACATATCAAAAAACTCAGTGTCGTTTTGAGAGTTAGTTTGGTTTTTGCGGAATTGCTGATTACCGTCCGGAAAGTAAGATTCAAATATTTGAAATTGAACTTGCTCTGCAATACTGTTAAACTCAGCAGGTGTTACATAACCTCTTTGCTCTTTGTTTAGTATGAACAAGACTGTTTTATATACTTTGTCTACGCTTACCGCCATTTGTTATTTTTTTAATTATAGTAATTAGGCCACTTTGAAAGTGACCTAGCTACTATAGTATTACTTGTTTTTATAGTTTTTTATCTATAGACTTATAGATTTCAACACCTTCGTCAGTTTTTAAATAAGCCGCGAAAGCTGAATATGGATTTTCGTCAAAAGGTACGTTCATTAATTTTCTACCGTTTGAACCCCATGTAAATGTTCTTTGATCTTGAGATAAATTGATTATACCTGCCTCTTGTGCTCTAATAGAAAAGTTACGTAATACAACATTTTCGTCATTAGCTAAGTTAATAAACAATGCTGGATTGTTTCTAGCAAATAATAATAAGTCTCTTTTAAGTTCTTTAGAACTCATTGTGTTTACTTGAGATCCTTTTTCAACACGTAGTATAGCCTCAGCTTGATCTATGTCCATGTGTCTAGCAGCATTTAAAGCATCTATTTGAAGATCTAAAACATCAAGTTCGTCTTCTGCTACCGCTGTTGCGCTAAACTCTTCATATATTTTACCCTTTAATGGGTGGTACAAAGATAATAGTTTTTGTAAATTCTGCTGTGTCTTTGGTACTCTTAAGTCTCCATTAGTAAATCTAATATGACCCATAGTGCATTCTCCTTTTTGTTCATCTACAAGTGGAGAATCTTGATTCGTTGCATATCTTATTTCCCTCTGTTTTCCAGATTTTTCATCAAAATAAAGTAACGAATGTTTTCTTGTATGTTTACTAGGTATAGTTAAAGTTAAAGGATTTTTATTACCTTTTAAATAGTAAACTCTATCTTTAATCTCCCACGTTGGTTTTGTGGGTTTTTGTGGTGCAGTTTTAACTGCTACCTCTTGAGGTGCAACCTCGATTGTTTCTGCTGTAGCTTTTTTAGCCATAATATAATATAATTAAATAGTTTAAAATTGTGACAATAGCCATAGTATATAACTAGTAAGGGGCTAATGTCATATAAAAAACCCCCGCCCGAAGGCAGGGATTGTTATTGTTGTGTTACTAGATTCCTTTGAAAAGTACAAAGTTGTTAGCAGCTTGAGTTACTAAACATCTTTCAGATAGGAAGTTTACTTCCATAGCATCAAGAGTTGAAGTAAACGCTCCACCAGCAGAACCAGTTAACCAAGACTTCATTCTACGATCGTCAGCTTGTGAAGCTCTGTATCGTACGTGTAAGAATGGTCGACGGATGTTAGTTCCTAAGATTTGATCGTAAACTGTAGAAGTTCCAGCAGGTACTAATACACCTTCAACAGAATTGATACCTACGATACCTCCACGAGTAGAAGCGTCATTTAAGTATTTCCAGTCAGTCTTATAGAAGTCGTAAGACCCTCTACGGAATCCGCTAAATCCTAAGTTCAAAGCCATTTCTTCTGAGTTTTCAAATAAACCAAAAGCAGTACCGCCAGCGAAACCACCAGAGATGCTAGCTAGCATATCATCAAAATCAAGAGATGTTTGTCTTTGTAAGAATAACATGTTTTCTTCAATTGCTCCTTGAGTATCTAAATTCTTAAGGATAGCATCAAATTCATCAAGTCCAGCAGCAGCAGTAAATCCTACTTCTACGTTACCACGAGTTTGGATAGCAGAGAATAAACCTTGTGTTCCAGGGTTTGTTCCAGCAGTTGCACCAACTTGGTTGTATTCACCTTCTACCATTGACATTTCTAAGTAATCTTCAAAACGTAAACGAGTTTCAGATTCAGCTTTTAAATACCATAGGTAACCAGATGTTCCGTCTTCAGTTGCAACTTCAACCCATCCGATTTGTGCCATATCAGAACCAGATACTGTGTATTGGTTACGGATAATGATTGGAGAGTTAGAATATTGTGTGAAAGAAGGATCAACACTTACTCTTGTGTTAGCGTTTTGAGCACCAGCTCCTGCAGCTACACCAGATAAGTTAGAACCTTTTGCATAATCAGAACCGTACACAAAGATCTTAAGACCTGTTGCGGTAAATCCTTGAGCAGCAAGTCCAACGTTTGTGTAAGATTGATAAGTTACAGTTCCACCTGCACCTGTAGTTGATCCAGTAATATATCCTTTATCTTCTAATCCAGTAGCAGGATCCAATACAACGATTGTATCAGAGATAGAAATTACATTAGTGTCAGCACCTCCAACAGTTAAAATGTTGTCAGTAGCACCTGGTCCACCACCATCTGCTCCACGACCAACGCCTGCGTAAGAGATGTGTAATCTATTTTGTTCAGACCAAATTACTTGATCAGAAGTCATTGGCATTTCAGCTCCAACCATACGTAAGAATCCAGATAAAGTTCTGTTTCCGTAACGCTCTACTTCTTGTTCGTAGATTTCAGGTAAGTACTGTTGTGCGAAGTCATTTGCACCATTATTAAACTGTAAGTAGTTAGATGGCAACAAAGCTTGTACTTGAGATGGGACGATAGACCCAAATTGAGGAGTTAAACTCATAATTGTTTGTTTTTTTAGTTAAATTTTTTTGTTTTTATTCTTAATTTCGAGGAATCAGTACCTGAAATAGCTTTAACCTTAAACCCGTTTACAAACACATCACCTTGTTGAGACCTAGCTTTGGTGTCACTTAAGTTTTTTGATTTGTTCATAACGTCTTTAACTGCGTCAGCTTTTCCTTGCTCATAAAAATGAGAGGCAATCTTATCCACATTGTCAGCGGCATACATAGCTTTATGATAACCTTTCGTGTCACTAACATTACCATCAGAGTCTAGGAACTTCCCGACAAGGTTGTTAATGTTTGATTGGTTTTCTGCAACTTTATCGCGGTTTTGAATGTTGTACTTGTAGTTCTTATCACCGACTTTAATATCGAAACCTTCGAAATCATCGCTAAAAAGTTGTTTAGTACTTTCTTTAAACACAGAGTGTTGTTGCTCAGCTACTTCCTGCTGCTTGTTGTATCGGTTGAAAAAGTCCATTGCTTTTTGCTGATCCTGAGTAACGCCCGGTCTCAACTTGATCTCGTCGTAATACTTACTCTTAGTCTCTTCTAAAAAGCCTTTAGCTTTTGCAACCTCTTCTTTAAACGCAAGTTTCTTTTTGCGTATATCTATATCCTCGTCTAGATCTTCGTCGTAAGAAAAGTCTTCTAATAGAAGCTCAACATCTGACTCGTCTAAATAAGGTTTATTTTTTTTATAATACTCTTTTAGTAATGTTGTTTCATTAATGCTAGAGTAATCAGCGTTAAGCCTAGTGTAGTCTTCAATAGTTCCACCAGTTTCTTCCATGAAGCTAACTAGCTTTTCAATGTTCTCAGGTAATTGCTTGCCTAAAACTTTCTCATCTCTTAAAGCTTCTTTAATCTCAGCTTCTACTTTAGCTACTTCAACTTCTTTGATTGGTGTAAACTCTTTAGCATCTTCGACGGGCTCTTGTACTTGTTCTCCCACCGTAGCGCTATCTCCGGATGGTTTTTCCACAGGAACTTCCTTTGTTTCTCCGATTTGAATGGCATCTTCTTTAGGTATTACCACTTTTATAACCTCAGGCTCTGTTTCAATCAAAGGTTCTTTGATGTTTACTTTAACCGGTTCGTTACTTGGTGTTGTTAATTTTTTTGGAGTTTTCTTTTTAATTTTAAACTCACCTTCCTGCTTAACAGGTTCATTTGTTTTTACTTCTGACATAATATAATATAATTAAATAATTGTTACTTTCTACATGAAAGCTTGCATACCCATATCGGGTTCGTTTTCAAAGTCTTTAGGTAAGCTATCGTTTTGACGCTGGCTTATCATTTCACTTTGTTGTGTAGCTTCCATTTTGCTACGTTTATCTTTTCTATCTTCTATAGCCGCTTCTTTTTGTTGCATTGCTTGAACCTCTAGTTGCTTTAATTGCATATCGTATTCAAACTTTTGTTGCATTTTTATTTTTTCTAAATCAGCCGCTATCTGCATTTTATTTATTTCCATTTGAGATCTAGCTTGCTCGTACTGAACTTTAGACCCTGATATAGCTTCTTGTTTTTGAACTTCAGCCATAGCTGTTTTCTCTGCGGTTTCCGCTTGAGCAGCAGCTTGAGCTTGTATATTAGCTTGTTGATTAGCTTGATCTTGAATAGCCTTTTGCTTACGTTTCACCTTAAGCATTTGATTAGCTAACTTAAGATTTTTAATTTGTCTTAAATCAATAGCATCTTCTAAGTCAATACCTCCTTGGCCTAATGCAACTTGAATATTTTCTTCTAACTTAGCTTGCTCTTCGTCATCTGGTTCTAATTCTAAGAATATACCAAAGTCATACAAGTTTAGATCAACGACTTGTTGTAATGTTTCAACATTAAAAGTTGATATAGAGTTTTTGAGAGATTCAGCTGTTAATGGAAAATACAAAGCATCTGCTATTTTAAGAGATACATTCTCTGCTAGTTTTAGCGTAAGGTATAAACTAGCTTGCTTGATATGTCTAGTTGCTACATTGGACGCGTTAGCTGCCATCTTTTGAAGACCTACTAATGAGTTTTTATCTTGCGCGCTTCCGTCTCTAGCTTCGTTCAAGCCCGTTACATCACGTATCATTTGTAAGTAGTATTGATACGTTTGTATTAAAGCTTGTATTTTGCCTAAACCACTAGAGCTGTTAAGTTCTTGAATAGGCACTTTACCTGGATTCATATCGCCGTCTTGCGTCATTGATCTACCCACGATGGAACCAGTTTGGAAATACATATTTAATGCCTCTGCAGGATTATAATTAGTTCCATTACCAAGATCTACTTCAGCTAAGCCGTCCATGTCTAAGTAAACACCGTCTGGTACCATCCTAGACATTACCTGTTGCAGTTTAAGATGCGTTAGTTGAATCATATCTGCAAATCCAACACATTTACTTACAACAGATTCTATGCGTCCCTTATACATTCTAGGAGCACATATCGTGTAATTCATTTCAACCTTAGTTGTGTCTGCCATTGGTCTAGACATGTTCTCTGCTAGACTCCAGTCTAATATAGTGTTAGTTCCTAAAACTTTAGCTCCAGTGTATAAAACCTCTATTGACCTAGATACTCTTTCAAAATTATCATTTTCAGGTGGATCAAAAGTGTCTGGCTTTTCTAAAGCTTTTAATAATCCTGAATCTGTTTGCTTTATTTTAAAAACTTGATTGTGGTAAGTCTTATATTCAAAGTACATAACCTGTACAGTGTTTTCGTCGTAATTACCCCAACCAGTTACATATTGTCTGTTGCCAGGTGTTTCTTGTATTCTCTTTAACTCCTCTTCTGATATACCAGGAAACTCTTTTTTAAGCTCTGGTATTGTTATAGACTTTACTTCGCCTACGTAGTATATATCTTCAAAGTTTGGATCTTCTGTGTATGAGTGAACCATGTAAGCTGGATCTACGTAATCAACAGTAATTCCTTCAGCTGTGTTAAAATTAGTTTTACCAGCTGCAATACCGATTGTTGTAAGATCCATATTTAATCTACGTCTTACAAGATCGTATTTGTTTTGAGCAAACACAGTTGATATAGCTTCTTCTTCTGCTATTTCAATTGACTGCTTGTAGCTAAGTTGCATATGCAATTCTAGCTCTTCTTTAGATTCTGGGACTGTGATTCCACTTGGTGATTGATGTAAGTCAATACCTAGCGTTTGCTTTAGGTTGTCTAAGTATTCTTTAGCTACCATATCTTCTTGAAGCTTGCTAGCATATTCAGTTCTTCTTTTTACTGAGCTAGGATCTTGAGAATAAGCTTTAATGTCATAAGACTTTTGTGATATACCATTAACTACAATGTCTACAAACTTAGACAAAATAGGTACAGGTTTCCAGTCTAAATTAAGATAAGACAAATCACCATTAATAGATAATTCATCTTTATATTTCTGCACGGGTTGTTCACCTCTAGCGTATAGTCTTAACGAGTGGAAATTATTCCAGTTTGTTAAGTACCTATTACCTCCAGTTCTACCTTGGTCAAACCACTCATACTCTATTGCTTGAGCAACTTGAGTTCCGTATTCCCAGCTAGCTTTTTCAGCATCGCTTACTACTTGGCTTGGAAAAGCGCTATTAGTGTTAGTGTATATACCCATTTAACTTATAATTTTTGAATTGACACCTTTATTGTCATATTTTTTAATACCTAAATTTACAGCTTCTCTTCTAACTGGGTTAGACGGAGCATATCTGTGTTTGTTGCAAGCCATTAAAGCTAAACCAGAACTAATAGAAGCATCATGCTTTGTTCTGTTGTTTATGTTAAACTTAGCCCAGTCTTCTAATGTTCTTTGAAAATACATATCACCATATCCAGTTTCTTTTAAACCAACGTATGATTCTATGTAAGTTTCAATCGCGGCAGCGTGTGCTTGTTTTATATCTTCACTTGAATTTGGTATTCCACCTAATTCTTTTTCTGTTACTGATAGTTTGTTATATTTTCTATCTGGTCTGTTTATAGAGAAGCGTCTATA